GAATTTCAAGAAAGCATGAATATCATCGCAAAAGCTACACAGAGCTTTGCACAAATCCCTTCAGAGATCCGAAAACGATTCGGAAATGACGCAGGAGCTTTCCACGAATTCGTCACAAATCCCGAAAATCAAGACCAAATGGTCAAAATGGGACTAGCAGTCCACACCAAAGAATGGGAAGAAAACAAAAAAGCGGAAAATAAAATCCTCCGCGATGCAAAAATAGCAGCAGCAGCAGCAGCCGCGCTCCCGGCTGATGCGGAAACAGTAGCATCGAATTAAAGCGCAAAAACGCACCCCGGCCAGTTTCCACTTGATGTAACTGGCCGGAGTGACACCGTCACGACCAAAAACAACAAAAATCCTCATTTAGGACAAAGAAAGGCATAAAATGAGCTACAGAAAAAAAATCCCTTCAAAGAAATCCCGTAGAAATTTCAAAAAGGGAACAAAAGTAAATAAAAAGAACGGCATGGGTAGACCCCAGCGAGGCGGAATCCGCCTCTAATGCCGTGTTACCACCCAATGCAAGCTTGGTACTCCAAGAGCAAAAACGTCTCAGGCAAACGATCTCTAGTCTTCTCATCAGGAGAAGCCGATCAGCCGGACGATCCACAAGATATATCTTGCGGTCAATGCATAGGGTGTAGGTTAGAAAGGTCAAGACAGTGGGCCACACGCTGCTTGCATGAAGCGAGTTTATACGAAAATAACTGCTTCATAACTCTAACATTTTCAGACGAGGGCCTTGCCCTCAGAGAAAAACAATACATAGAAAAAAATCTAAAAAGATTAAAAAAAGACAAACCTCCTTTAGACGTTCCATCGGAACTATCAATTCACACTCCAGACCTACAGCTATTCATGAAAAGACTTAGGAAAAAATATGGAAAAAAAATCCGATTCTTCGCCTGTGGCGAATACGGAGACGAAAACAGACGTCCACATTATCACGCATGTCTATTCAACTTCAACTTTCCCGACAGAAAGCAAATCAGAGAGACACCGCAAGGTCACAAACTTTATATATCAGATTCTCTCTCAAAATTATGGCCATACGGCCACTCAACAATAGGACAAGTGACATTTGATTCAGCAGCATACGTTGCACGATACATCATGAAAAAAGTCAACGGCTCAAGACAAGAAAAACACTATCAAATATTTAACAGAGAAACATGGGAACTCACAAACATAAAACCAGAATTCACAACCATGTCAAGAAGACCAGGCATCGGCTTCGAATGGTTTGAAAAATACAATAAGGAGGTATACGACAATGACTACGTAGTAGTAAACGGAAAACAAGTCCCAGCCCCCAAGTATTACGACAAACAACTTGAATGGCTGGACGAAGCGCACTATGATCAGATAAAAGATCAGCGCTTAAACAACAGGGACTTACACTCAATAGATAACACCCCTGAGAGACTAGAAATCAGAGAAAAAGTAAAACAACATAGACTTAAACAACTAACCAGAGAGGTATAAAATGCAGACAAAATTAAAAATATTCGCAATATACGATAACAAAGTTCAGGCTTATGGAAATCTAATCCTAGCCAACAACGCGAAAAAAGCAAAAGCAGACTTAGCAGCAGCATTACAATATGACACAAAATTAAACCCGATAGACTATGATTTATTCGAACTTGGTGACTACGATGCACTCACAGCAAAAATCGAAGCACCAACACCAAAACACATTTGCAATCTACGCTCACTAGCACCCAAACCAGAAAAGGAAACAATCTAATGGACCACATGCCAACCGTCATGAAACATGACTTCAGCAAAACAGCGAAAGCAGAAATAGAACGTTCATCGTTCGACCGATCACACGGTCATAAAACAACACTCGACGCAGGAAAACTTTATCCAGTTTACGCGGACGAAGTACTACCCGGAGATACATTCAATCTTGATATGGCAGGATACGGACGACTAGCTACACCAATCTTCCCGATCCTTGATAATGCCTATCTCGAAACCTTCTTCTTCTTTGTACCCACTCGATTAATTTGGCAAAATTTCGAAAAATTCATGGGACAACAAGAAGATCCCGGAGACAGCATTGACTTTCTCATTCCACAAGTAACGACTCCCGTTGGTGGATATGCAGAAGACAGCTTATACGATCATTTCGGAATCCCAACAAAAGAAGACATAGAAAATGTCAACGCTCTACACACAAGAGCATATAACCTAATCTACAATGAATGGTTCAGAGATGAAAACATTCAAGACTCAGTCGTAGTAGATAAAGACGATGGCCCCGACACAGACACCGACTACGCAGTAAAACGTAGAGGGAAAAGACACGATTATTTCACATCGTGCTTACCTTGGCCACAAAAAGGAGATGCCGTCTCCTTACCTCTTGGCACTACCGCACCAGTTCTAGGAATCGGAGGCGAAGGCCAAACATACAACGCAGGCCCCGTCAACGTATACGAAACAGACGGAACCGGCTCAGTCTCTTACGCAGACTACATCGACTCAGCAAACGCAGCCGGAACATCAATCTACATGGAAGAAGACCCCAACAATGCAGGCTTCCCAAACATCAGAGCAGACCTGACAAACGCAACAGCATCAACAATTAACGATATCCGCAATGCATTCCAAGTACAAAAACTCTTAGAGAGAGATGCAAGAGGCGGAACTCGTTATACAGAAATCATCCGATCACATTTCGGAGTAACATCACCAGACAGCAGACTGCAACGCCCCGAATACTTAGGAGGCGGATCACAACATATCGAAATCAACGCAGTCCCAAAAACAGCAGAAAGCGGATCAGCACCACAAGGACACCAAGCAGCCTATGGAGAGGTTGGTTTCAACCGTCATGGCTTTAACAAGTCCTTCACAGAACATGGCGTAATTATCGGCATGGTAAACATCCGCGCAGACCTCACATACCAACAAGGCCTTGAAAAAATGTGGACCAGACAAGATCGCCTGGACTACTTTTTCCCAGCCTTGGCACACCTTGGAGAACAAGCAGTACTCAGTAAAGAAATTTACGCGAATGGCGGAGCCAATGACCAAGAGGTCTTTGGCTACCAAGAACGCTATGCAGAGTATCGCCAAAAGTTCTCACAAGTGACCGGCCTATTCCGGTCAAACGCAACAGCAACATTGGACGCATGGCACTTATCAGAAAACTTCTCAAGTCGTCCAACACTAAACAATCAATTCATTAACGATATACCCCCTTTTGATAGGGTTATCGCAGTACCAGCAGAACCGCACTTAATATTAGACTTATACTTCAAACTTAAATGTGCACGACCAATACCCGTATATGGCACCCCGGGCTTTGTCGATCACTTCTAAAATAGTATAATTAAGCATACTTCTCTCACTGGGGGGGGCGAATTAAACGCCCGTCCCCCCCTTTAACAAGAAAGGTCAAAATGAAATGGCTTACAGTAGAAATCATAAAAAAAATCATTGATCTAGGATGGTACATCTTTAGAACTAAACAAGCTCGCGACGAGCGGAGAAGAAAGGGCCAAGAATGACTTGGGCAGCAGTCGGACAAGCAGCACTATCAGGAGGAAGTACAAAATCAGGCCTCTGGTACGCAAACAGAAAAAATAAAGAAGCAGCAAGAGACCAAATGGCATTCCAAAGGGAAATGTCAAATACTGCTTATCAAAGAGCAGCTCAAGATATGAAAGCAGCAGGTCTCAATCGAATTCTAGCAGCACGACAGGGCGGAGCCTCAACACCCATTGGTGCAATGGCACAATGGCAAGATTCAAGTGGCCCTGCAATGGCATCAGCAATGGATGCCTATAAAAAAGGCACAGAAGCAGAATTCACACAGGCTAAAACAGCCGTAACAAATACAGAAAATACTCTCAAAGAAGCATTAGTCCCCGGAGCAAAAACGCTTTCAATACTCACAGAAAATGCACTAGAATTAATAAAAGCAGCAGACGATCTCATAAAAGAAAGCAGACCCGGATATAAAGAAATGCTTCAAACAGTATCAGACGCTTTAACAAGCGTAATAACAGAGGGCGAAAAATCAGATCCAAAATTCGCCAAAAAGATAGAAGCAAAAACAAATAAAAAGCGAGGCCTTGGCAAAGGCGAACGCGCACCAGCTAAAAAACCACTTTACGGAAAGAACTAAAATGAGCAAAGAACTATTAGAAAAACAAAAAGCAGAAAAAGCCCAGGACAAAAATATTGTCCGTAGAGCTTATAGCGGAAAAAAATATAAATGTACATCATGGGACATCGATACCGATGGCAACCCCAACGCAGGAAAAACAATTCAATCAGTAAAAGATGAATGCGACATTAAAAATATAATCAGAAAACATGACGCAGGAGAACTCATCTTAAATACACAAAAAGCAGCAGCACAATACGGAGATTTCTCAGAACTAAACGAATTTCAAGAAAGCATGAATATCATCGCAAAAGCTACACAGAGCTTTGCACAAATCCCTTCAGAGATCCGAAAACGATTCGGAAATGACGCAGGAGCTTTCCACGAATTCGTCACAAATC